AATAGAATCAACTACTTAGAGTAAATTAAGGGCTTCTTCGGAGGCCCTTTTTTATTGTGTAAAATAAAGCTTGTGTTATCGTCACATTACTGTATATTGTGAATCTAATACCCTATATCGGAGATTCACTGTGAAAAATGTAATATACAAAATACGAAACGTAACGAATGAAAAGTTTTATGTTGGCAGTACTGTTGATAGCCGTGTACGATTTCAAACACATAGAAGAAACTTACGTACAGGTAAACACCAGAGCCCGCATATGCAAGCTGCTTGGAATAAGTACGGAGAAGATTGTTTTAAATTTGAAGTTATAGAACATGTCGAAAACCCTGAAGACTTACTTAAAGCAGAACAAGTATGGCTAGATGAACATGCAGGTAAACCTTATTGTTATAATTGGGCCACTGATGCAAGTGCACCGATGCGAGGTAAAACACATACCGATGAAACAAAAATAAAATTAAAGGAGGCTGCACAAAAGGTGCCAAAAGGCAGTGCCTCTATATTACATAGAGTACCCAGAACTGAAGAAACAAAAGCCAAAATATCCGCTAAGTGTTTAGGCATACCTAATAAAATGAAAGGTAAGAAACATTCCGAGCAAAGTAGATTAAATATTGCCGCAGCTGTTAAACGTGGCGCAGACTCTCCTTTTTACGGTCAACGCCCAGCTAGTGCAGACTTAGCACAAAAACCAATTAGAGCTATTAAAAGAGATCGTAGCGAAGAGATATATAAAAGCTTAGCCTTTATGCGAGATACGTTGGGTGTATCTATGGCAACCATCATACGGGCTTGTAAATCAGGCAAACCCATACGTCAAGGGGTATGTGACGGTTGGGTATTATCTTATGCGAGTGAAGAAGCAAATGTTGCACCTGAAATACCTGAAGAGTATTTAGAATATCCAAGAACAAGACAAGAAGCTAAAGAACTAGGTGTAAAGCTATACTTTACAGGAATACCGTGTGATCGTGGACATGTCTCTCCACGTAAGACCAAAGGTACTTGCGTAGCTTGTATGAAAGAAGATTATAAAAAAGATAAACGCTTAAAAATAAACTTGCACGAATAATAAATCCGTAGTATAAGTACCCTAATACCGGGAATATCCGGCTTAGTAGACTGCCCCGGCAGACGCATAGAAGACTACTAAGCTTATACTTTCTATGAAGGAAACTAATATGTCACGTACTACATTTTCAGGTCCAGTCAAATCAGGTACTATCAAGTACAATCAATACAAAAACACTGGCACTACTGTTTTAAAACAAATTCAAACTGTTCCTTTCAACACCACTTTAACTTCAACTGTTACTAACTACTTACCTTCTGGTTGTCAGTTACTTAATATTGTTGTTGATGTCTTAACTGTATTTGACTCAGCTACTTCTGCTACACTGTCTGTAGGTAAAACTGCAGGTGGTACTGAATACGCTTCTGGTGTTAATACTAAAGCCGCCGCTGGTAGAATTACTCCTACGTTCACTGCTGCACAGCTTCTTGCTATGCAATCAACTACTTTAGACGTATCTAGTGCTGTTACTGGCGAATCAGCTTGTTCTGCTATTGTTACTACTATTACTTCTGTAGGCCAACCTACTGCTGGTTCTGTTGTTGTGACTTTAACTTATGCACAACCTGATGATCGTTCAACTACGTTTGACGCTTAATAATTAATCTAAGGGGGCTAGAGTTGATCGACCTTAGCCTTAAACGAGAATGTATAAACCCGCCCTTAACTTTACACATTTAGGAGATTAATTATGGCTATGCAAACAGACGTCAAATCGGCAGCATGTGCCGCCGCTGCGAGTACATTAGCAGTCAGTGTACGTACAAGGTTAAAAGGTTTAACTATTAGTTATGCTTCTGGTGCAGTTGTAACTGTTACAGATGGTAATGGTGGTGCTACTTTATATTCTTTTACAGCACCATTAGCAGCAGGCGCTACAAATATTCTTATTCCCGGACAAGGTATTTTAGCTTCTACAGGATTATATGTTACTAATCCAGCGGCAACTACCACCTCCATTTTTTACGGCTAAGTCATGGAGCATCGTAGAGAAGATGACCCAGCTATGCAAACAGTAAGAGAGCTTGCTACCCACAGTGCTGATATAAGGCATCTTCAGACTGACATGGACAAAATGACTAAAGACATGGAAGAAATAAAGGACGCTATTAGAGAAATAAGTAAGACTTTATCTGAAGCTAAAGGTGGATGGAAGTTATTACTAGTAGTCGGCGGTATCGGTGCATCTGTAGCTACATTTGTTACTTGGGTTATTGATATGATTAAACACTAATGACTACTAAAAAAGCTCCAGTCTTATCAGTTGGTAGAGGGGAAAAGTTACCTGTGTCTAAGGGCGCAGGGTTAACAGCTAAGGGTAGAGCTAAGTATAACAACGCTACAGGCTCTAACTTAAAAGCTCCTCAACCAGAAGGCGGTCCAAGAAAGAAATCATTTTGTGCACGTATGGGAGCATCTCCCGGCCCTATGAAAGACGAGAACGGCAAACCTACACGTAAAGCAGCTTCGTTAAAAAGGTGGAAGTGCGGTGCCAAGTAAATCAAAGAAACAAGCAGATTTTATGCGGGCAATAGCTCACAGTCCTAAATTTGCTAAAAAAGCGGGTGTTCCGCAAGCAGTTGGTAAAGAGTTTGCCGCTGCCGACAAAGGTAAGAAATTTAACGAGGGCGGTAAAATGGCAGCTAAAGTTGATCTAAAGAAATTATTTAAAGGTAAAGAGTCTGTAAGCGAAGAGCTTAAAGAAGCTAAAGCTATTAAGTCTGGTAAGATTACCCCTATGCAATATGCTAAAGGTGAAAAATCTGAACCTGCTAAAAAGATGAAAGCTGGTGGTAAATGTTATAGAGCTGGTGGTTTTGTAAAAGCTGCTGACGGCGTTGCAACTAAAGGTAAAACAAAAGGGAAATTCGTCTAATGGCTACTAAAAAGAAAGAAGGTAAAGACGATAATAAAGTAAAACGCCAACAAGCTGCTGACGCTATTAGACGAGCTGATATTGAAAGTGAAATGCTTTCTAAAAGAGATGACCGTCCTATGGCTGTAGCAAGACCCGTAATGCCTATGGTAAAACCTGCTGTAGCATCAAACCCAGCAATGGATGAAATGCGTAACGCTGACTTACAAAGACCAATGGCAAATAAACTTAGTTCTGCTTTTAAATCAGGTGGCTCTGTTAAGTCTAAGATTGATGGTATTGCTCAACGTGGTAAAACTCGTGGTAGAATCTGCTAATGAGTAATTTTGGCGCGTATATACAATTAAAACCTGACAATATACCTTTTTATGTTGGTAAGGGAAAGTTAATACGCGCTAAAAGATTAGACGCAAATAGTCATAATATCTATCATTCTAGAGTTATAAAAAAGTATGGTAAAGATAATATAGAGGTTGCATTTATTGAATGCTCATCAGAAGAAATTGCTTTTAAATTAGAAATAGGTTTAATAAAGTGTCTAAATAGAATGGGATTGCCTCTAACCAATTTAACCCCCGGGGGTGAAGGAGTTAGTGGGAGAAAATTAAGCCCTGAACATAAATTAAAATTAAGCACTGCACTAACGGGACGAGTTGGGACTTGGTTAGGAAGAAACCATTCTGAAGAAACTAAAGAGAAAATAAGGGTTTTAAAAATTGGAAATACAAACCGTAAAGGAAAATTAGCAAGTGAAGTGACTAAGATTAAACAGTCAGAAGCTATGTTAAAACATTGGGAAAAACCCAATTCAAAAGAAAAACAAAGAGATGCGGCATGTTTGCAGATGAAGCAGATAATTACATGTGGCGTAGTATTTAAAAGTATTCACGAATATTGTAATTATGTAGATAGACCTCTTAGTACTGTATCTAGATGGTATAATAAAAACTGGCAAGACAAAATAGATGCTGCATATTTAAAAGCATTGGAGAATAGATATGCGACCTAGCCGTGGAATGGGGGCAATATGTGATTCTAAGATGCCTAAAGGTAAGAAGATTATCCGTAAGGACGATCCTAATGCTGTAGAGATGTACAAGAAAGGGGGAGTAGCTAAAAGCTTTCCTCCTCTTACTAAAAACAAACGGGCTAAGAAATGACCACTACTGGAACTGCACTATTTAATATAGACCTCTCAGAAATAATTGAAGAAGCCTTTGAACGTGCGGGCTCTGAACTTCGTAGTGGTTATGACTTTAAGACAGCCAGACGTTCTCTTAACTTACTCCTAATAGAGTGGGGAAATAAAGGTATAAACCTCTGGACTGTGGAGCAAGGACAGATTGTGCTTAACACAGGTGTTGCGGTATACCCACTGCCTGTAGACACCGTTGACTTATTAGACCATGTAATACGTACAGGTTCAGGTCAAAACCAATCTGATATAACTATATCAAGAATTTCAGGTTCTACTTACTCGACAATCCCTAATAAGAATGCGCTAGGTAAACCTATCCAAGTGTGGATAAACAGACAATCAGGAGCAACAACTCCTACAGGTGTAGCTAGTCCAACGATCAATGTGTGGCCTACACCGCAAGCTCCTGATTCCCAATATACATTTGTGTACTGGCGCTTAAGAAGAATGCAAGACGCTGGTAACGGTATCAACACGCAAGATATACCTTATCTCTTCTTACCTGCGCTTGTAGCTGGTTTAGCTTATTACCTATCTATGAAGCTTCCGGGTATGGACTTAGGTAGAGCACAAGCACTTAAAGCAGTATATGATGAGCAGTTTCAGTTAGCTGCAGATGAGAATAGAGAAAAGGCACCTGTGAGAATGGTACCTAGGATGGCGTTTATTTAATGCCTAAAAAATGGAGTGCTAGTGAATATACTGGGTCTGAAGATAAGCCTATTGAGCCTGTATACCCTGAAGAATATTTACTTGGGGGTGTGGGAGGAAAAGCGGTAAGTCGAGGTATAAGTGCTATTGGTAATAAATTACTAGGGCCAAAAGTTGTTAATAAAATTGTTAACACCCCTGTAGGAAAATCTTCATTAATAGAAGGCCGAGCTCCCTCTAAAGCTGGCGATGTGACACATGCCTATAGAAATATATCTACAGCTGAAAGAGAAGCTGCTCAAAAGTCTGGATACTTTGAAGCCAACCCAGCTAATAAATATGCTGAAGGTAAAAAGTGGTGGAGCGAAGGAGATAGCAAAGGTCATTTTGGAAGAGATTGGAAAAACAATGAAGGGACACATAATATTAGAACTGCTATAGCTAAAGTTCCTAGTGGACGAGCTGTTAAATCTTCTAATGTAGAAATGTTAAACAAAGAAACTGGAAATTACGAACCTTTTAAAAAGGGTGGTGTAGTAACAAGTAAAAAGCTCCCAGTAAAAACAGCTTCTTCTCGCGGTGATGGTTGTGCTCAACGTGGTAAAACTCGTGGAAAGGTACGATAATGAGCTCTAAGTACGCTCGTGGCAAAATAGCACTTGGAACCTGTGATGTTTGTGGTATGGAGTACTTACTTAAAAGGTTGCGCCCACTTACTATAAAGACTAAGATAACTAATATACTGGCGTGTGACAGTTGCTGGTCCCCTGATCAACCTCAGTTGCAAATTGGGATGAGGCCCGTTTTTGATCCACAGGCGCTACGTAATCCACGTAGAGACACAAGTTATGATGTATCGGGTTTAGACATTAATAACTACGGAGCTGGGGGTTCAAGAATTTTCCAGTGGGGCTGGGCACCTGTTGGTGGAGCTTCACAGTTTGACGCAAGTTTAACACCTAATGCTCTAATTGCAGTAGGGCAAGTTAGTTCAGTAACTACAACATAGAGAATGATATGACTATTTTATCTGATAAGTACCCACAAATTAAACCAGCACCTGCAGCTAATACTTCAGGTTATCCTCAAAAGGACATTAAAACTACTGGTGTAAAAACTCGTGGTAACGGCGCTGCTGTAAAAGGAACCATCGCCCGTGGTCCAATGGCGTAATCAATGAATTACTTAGCACTGCGGCAGACAATTCAAGATTATGCTGAGAACACTGAAAACATGTTCGTGGCTAATATACCTACGTTTATTCAACAGGCGGAAAGTAGGATATATAACAGTGTTCAAATCCCAGTACTAAGAAAGAATGTAACGGGTAATGTTACAGTGGCAAATCCTTATCTGTCATGTCCTGATGATTTCTTATCTGTTTACTCATTGGCTGCAGTGAGCACGGCGGGTATATATAGTTACCTTATAGATAAAGATGTTAGCTTTATTAGGGAAGCGTATCCATCGCCCACTGCCACATCTTTGCCTAAATATTATGCTATATTTGGATCACAACTATCCTATAAAAATGAGCTATCTCTTTTAGTTGCGCCCACTCCTGATGCAAGTTATTCTGTTGAGCTTCATTATTACTACTACCCAGTTACCATTGTTCAAGGGGTGATTAGTGGCTCAAGCATAACGTCTGGCGGAGCGGGTTATACTAGTGGTGTGTATTATAATGTTCCTTTATCTGATGGTAACGGCTTCTATGCTGCGGCAAATATTATTGTAACAGGAGGGATTGTTACATCAGTATCGTTTGTTAATAATGGTTCATTGTATGCTGTTGGGGATGTATTATCTATTTATACGGGTGCATTAGGGCCTATAGGCTCTGGGTTTACTTTAACTGTAACCTCAATATCAAACGCATCAGGTACCACTTGGTTAGGTGATAATTATGATCCTGTATTGTTATACGGCGCTATGCGTGAAGCTATGATCTTTATGAAAGGTGAAGCAGATATGGTAGGATACTATGAACAAAAGTATCAAGAAGCCCTAGGTCA